ATAGATTATTTAAAAAATTCTATTAAGCAAATTAACAGGAATACTATTTTAAAGACTGTATATAAAAATAAAAGTTTAGAATATTTTTTAAAATATTTATTTGAAGAATATATAATTAATAATGAAATTTCTGAATATTTTATTAAAATTGGTGATTTAAATTTAGGAAGGTCGTTCTCTGAATATACCAGAAATAAAATTATAAATTATTTTAATAAGTGCGGTTTTAACAATATAGATTTTTACAAGGAGGAAAATATTATTGAGAAATAGACAATTTTATACATATAAATTTAAATCTTCTCGATTAAAAGAATTTGATTATAATATTAATTTAACATTTGATGAAGCTAAAGAATATAAAGAGGTTATAGCTTTGGCTGACAGCCAAATATTAAGAAATATTAGAGATATTCGTGGAAAAGAAACTGATTATGATTCTCTTGAAAATTTATTTTTTGAAAGAGATATAATTAAAAAAAGAAAAAAAACCACTGAAAATTCAGAAAAAATTGCAAAAATACAAGAAAAAATTAATGAAATACTGTTCATCCCAGATTATATTACAGTAGTAATGGAATATCCATCACATTATAAAAAAATGTATGAAGATGGAATTATTATAAACAATAAGAAATACAGTAGAATTAGTTGTTCAGCGGGTCAAGCCAGAGTTTCAACAGTTGTTTTTTGCTGTGATGAAATTATTGATGAATTAAAAAGAAGATTAAACAACGGAAGAGATTTGAATAAAAAAATATCTCCAAGTAAATTTAACACTTATTTTGGATTGGCAGGTTCTGCAACGTTTTTAGTTAGTGAACCAAAATTTATAGTTGTAAAAGATTATGAAAATGTAGTTAAATTTCAATCAAATTTTGTAACTGAAACTGACTGGAATACTGATGATAAAATTACACAACAAGAGGTTGAAGTAACATTAAATAGAACTGATGGTATGGGTTTGATTACTCCAAGACAAGCAGAGATATGGGCAAATGATTTAGGTATAGACTGGATACCTTCACAGTTTTGTATACGTCAAAATTTTATTAAAGGTATGTTGTGTGTTTTTGATATACATAATTTTTGCAATGAAAAGAATAATGGAAACTATATAATAGATACAATTTATAAAGATAAAAATGGTCAATATATTAAAGCTGATTTAAGGGATTATGATGTAATAATTTCTGAATCACAATTTAAGTTGTGGGATAGTTTTGATAGCTTAGATACATATATAAATAATTGTCATAAAAATAAATTGTATTGGGGAGTTTCTCAATATACACCAAAAAAACCAAAAGATATATTAAAACTTAATTATCAGTTTATACAAACATTAAATTTAAATAAAAATCAAATTGAGAAATTAGCTGAAGAATTTGTAAATTGGATAACTAAAGTATCTTATGATGATATTAATTATATGCTATTATTTCTTTTAGGTACAAACCACAGTGAAAATAGTATTATGAAATACATCAAAGAAAGTGATAATTATTGGATTAAAAGTTTAATTTATAATCATTCTTTGAAAGATGATAAGTATATTAGAATTAAAATAAGAGAGCTTTTAAAAATAAAGATACAAAATGGGTGTATGGGCGATATTTTTACTGACGGAAACTTTCAAGTATTGGTTTATGACCCTTACGCTTTTATGCAACATGTATGCGGTCGGGAAGTCACTGGATTACTTAAAAAAAATGAATTTTATTCTAATTACTGGAATGAGAAAAATGTTTCAGTTGTAGATGGAATGCGTTCTCCGCTAACATATAGAAGTGAACATGTAGTCTTAAATTTAAAGAAAAATGAAGAAACTGAAAAATGGTTTAAATATTGTAAACAAGGTATTATTTTGAATTATTTTGGTCACGAGGTTGTAAATTTTGGAGGGGCTGATGTGGACTATGATATTTTAGCCACAACTTCAAATCAACAAATAATTAATGGTGTTTATAAAAATGAACTACCTGTAGTTTATGAACCACCAAAACCAGAAAAAATTGTTTTTACTGATGATGATTTATATAACGCCGACACTTTCTCTTTTGGTTCTATAATTGGTTCTATAACTAATAAAAGTAGTAACGCTTATGCTTTACTTTCTAATTTAGAAAAAGAATATGGAATTGATAGTAATGAATATAAAGTTACATTATCTAGGTTGAAACAATGTTGTAAAGCACAATCTGCTCAAATAGATAAAGCTAAAATCGGAAGAGAAGTTAAAGGTATTCCTAAATTATGGGTAAATAAACAGGAATATTGCATTTACGATGACGGTGAGAACAAAGAAATTTTAGATACAATAGATGAAATCAAAGAAAAAGATTTTTATAACAGTATATTAATAAACAAATATCCATATTTCTTTAAATATCTATATAAAGATGCAAGGAGAAAATATAAAAAATACTGTGATGAAAACGAAGTTACATGTCATCAAAAATTTAAAATGTCTTATAAAAAACTTACTGAATTAAAAAGACTTTTACCCGAACAAAAAGAGTTTATTAATAATTATAACAAATATATGCCATTAACTTTAAGTGATAGTCCAATGAATCTTTTGTGTCAATATATTGAAGGTATTAATTTTGACATTAATAATAAAATAAAAGAAACAAATAGCGTTGATATTTTAGATTTATATAAAAACAAGAATCATTTATACACCAAAGAAGATTTTTATGAAATAATTAATGTATTGAAAGAGCATATGAACAAGGTAAAATATGACAAAACTTTACCCAACGAATATGACACAGATTATAACTTTAATGAATCAATAATAGAAGAGAGTAATGCCGATAATGATTTATTAGAAGATAAACTTAATTCAATATGTAGCGATGTGTATTTAGTGGTTAACTGTCTTTTAGACTATTTTTATATAGAAAAACCTAGTATGAATAAAGATATACTTTGGAATACGTATGGCAGATATATATTTGAGAATGTAAAAATTAATACAATTAAAAAACCAATGTTTCCATTTCCAGAAGAAAAAGGAGATATTATTTATTTAAATAAAACGTATAAGTTAAAGGAGATTGATATATGACAAATTATAAATATAATGAGTTAGTATATGTTCAGAATATATATCGCAAAGGATTTGATAGTAAGTATATTCCTTCACAACTAAGATTATTGGTTTTGTATTTTAGAGATGAGCTTAAATTAAAGCCTAAAGAAAGAGAAAAGGCATTATATGGATTTTGTGTAAAATATATATCTGGATTTAAAAAAGAAAAGCATTTTAAATCAATAAACAAAGCTTTAAGGAATGGTTTTAAAAAAGAACAAAAATTAATAGTTGTTAAAAATATTAAAATAACTAAGTCAGAGTTAAGTTATATAAATAATTTAGATATTGATTATAATTATAAAAAAATAATGTTGGCTTTTTTAGCACAAATGAAATTAAATAAAGAAGTTTATAAGATAAAATATGAAAAAGATGATTATGATTGTATTTATTTTAAGGGTATAAATAAAAAATACAACAGTATTAAAAATATGGCAAATATACCAACTAAAATATCAATTAATGATGACGCAATAAATGAATTAAATAGGTTGGGATATGTTAAAATATTACATAATGGAGCAATTAAATTAGATTATATTAAAAATATTAGTGAAGATGATAATATAGCATTAATAATAACAGATTATGAAAACATTGGTTTATATTTAGATTTATATAATAATATAAATGGTGTAGTGACATGTGAAAATTGTGGTAAGCCTATTAAAAAAAATAAAAACATACAAAAATACTGCAAGGATTGTGCTAGGGAGATACAATTTGAACAAAAGAAAGAATGGGATAGAACAAGGAGAAATAGATAAATCCGAAAAATGAAAAACTCTCGAAACACTTAATATAAGTGGCTTTTGAGGTTTAATATAATTTTTTAACTTATGATATATAGGGGTTAAGTGAAAATTAAATAACCGCCCCTATTTTTCAATGTCCAAATTTATGGACTCAAAAATTTCGCAACTAAGGAGAAGATAAAATTGACTCAAATAAAGCAAGAAATATTCAACGAAATGAGAAAACTAAATTTATTAGTTTCTGAAAAGCATAAAAAGAATTATGCCAAAACAAAAAGATATAAACACGTTGAAGATGATATATTTGAAAAATATCTTAGATTGAAAAATCAAAAATAAACCATAGAAAGGTTGATTATATGTACATAAGTGGTATCTATGGCTAAAAAGAAAAATAATGGAAAGATAAAAATTAGCTTTTGTGGTAACAATTCTACTAATGTAACTGGTTCTATGATACTTATAGAAACTGAAAATAAAAACATATTGCTTGAATGTGGAATTACTCAAAGTCAAAATATGCTAGAGGATTATAAAAATAATTCTTCTAAATTTCCATTCAAAGCAAAAAATATAGACTATTTATTTATAAATCATGTTCACGCTGACCATTCTTGTTTAACTCCTAAATTAATACACGATGGTTTTGAAGGTAAAATTATAGCAACACATTTAACAGCTAGATTAATGAAACCTATGCTAAATGATAGTTGTAAAATTGTAACTAAGGATTGTGAATACTTATTAAAGAAACGTGGTAAAGATTTAGAACCTTTTTATATACAAGAAGATGTTGATAAAGCATTAAATTTAACTTATGAATATGATTATAGTGAAATATATGAATTAGATGAATATATAAGTTTTAGATTCTTAAAAAACTCTCATATTATAGGTGCAGCACAATTAGAATTATTTATTAAAAGTAATTCAGGTCATGTAAATAAGATTTTGTATACAAGTGACTTAGGTGGTAATAAAATTAAAAATTATTACACTGAGGAAAATGAATTGTGTAGCAAAGCATCTGTGGTAATATCTGAATGTACATATGGTTCTACTGATAAAAATAAATCAAGTGATAGAAATAAAGATTTAGAAAAAATTAAAACAGTTGTAAATCAAGTTTGTTTAGAAGCTAAAGGTAGAATACTAATTCCAGTATTTTCTTTAGCAAGAAGTCAACAAATACTAACTGATTTGTATATGCTTTTTTCTGAGGACAAAGATTTTAAAATTCCTATTGTGGTTGATAGTCCTCTTATTTGGGAAATCACACAAGTATATAAAAATGAATTACAAGGTGAACAAAAGGAATTATTTGAAAAAGTATTTAATTGGTCTAATGTAAGATTTATTAAAGATTATAACGAGAGTGAAGTTTGCTCTATAGATAAGAGTCCTAAGCTCGTTTTAAGCAGTTCGGGGTTTTTGCAAAAAGGCAGAAGTGTCCAATATTTAAAACAATTTATAAAAAATAAATCAGACCATGTAATTACGGTTGGTTATGCCCCAGAGGGTAGTATAGCTTATAAAATAAAACATAATCAAAAATATATTACAATAGATGGAGAATCTTTTAAAAATAAATGCGGAATTACTGTTTTAAATTCATACTCTTCTCATATATCTCAAATTGAACTTCTAAATTATTTAAAAAGTATAAATGCTGATAAGTATTATTTAGTTCATGGAGACAAATTTAGTAAGGAAGAGTTTAAAAAATTATTAGAAGAAGAATTACAAAAAATGTGTAAAACTTCAAGAGTAATTTCTACTAATAAAGACACCGTATGCAATTTGTAATATATTAATTTATAATTATAAGGGGATTGTAGTGGCTACATCTCCCCTATTTATGGATAGGTATGCATAGAGGCGATTGCCCCTGACTGTAAATCAGGTACGTAAGAAACGCCGTAGGTTCAACTCCTACCCTATCCACCAAATTAAAATATAAAAGGTCGAAAATAATTAATAAAATAAACTCAGGAGGAATATAAACTTTGAGTGAATTAAATAGAAAAGATAAAGAATCTTTTTTAGATTATGCTGAAAGATTAATAAAAAATAGAAAAGAATTAGATTTAGATAAATCAGAGGTTTATGAATTATTATATGGAGAACAGGTTTCTTCAGACCACGCAAGAAAGTGTTTAACTAATCTTGAAAAAACCATTGAAGAGTCTAAAAAATGTAATATATCAAAATTACACAATGATTTAAATGATGAAGATTTAAAACAAGAATTAGGAAAAAATTATAAAGAAACAATTGAATTAAATAAAGATGGCTCACAATCTAGTGATAAATTATTAGTTATGTCTCAAGAACAAAGCAAAGATGTAAATTATCTTCTGCAAGCACATGGTTATTGTATAAAATCATGGGAGTTAATATCAGCCAGAAATAATATATGGAACGTGTATTCAAAACAAGATGGAATTAATACATTATATAGTTCAAAAATTGTAGTTAAACCTAGAATTGATAATATTACTTTTGAAGAAATTACTGAACATTTTGAAGAGTTTTCAAATAATTACATAAAACCAAATATTAAAAAATATACATATACAAATTCTGGTAAAATGATAGAAATACCTATAATGGATTTACATTTAGGAAAACTTGCTTGGAATGATGAAACTGGTGAAAATTACGACCATAATATCGCTGAAGAAAGATTTCTACAAGTGATATCCGATTTTATTAATAGAACAAAACATTATACATTTGATAAAATTCTTTTTCCGATAGGACAAGATTTTTTCAATTTTGATTCTATTGATGGAACTACAACCAAAGGAACAAGACAGGACAATGACCTTAGATGGCAAAAACTTTATTTAAAAGGTATGGAAATTTTAGTTAAAGCAATAGACTTGTTATCGCAAATCGCTCCTGTTGAAATTTTTTATGTTGCGGGGAATCACGATAAAATGACAAGTTATTATGCTGTAAATTATATATTTGCTTGGTACAGAAATAATGAAAATGTAAGTGTTGATATAAACCCAAAAACTAGAAAATATATTCAATTTGGCGAATGCTTAATAGGTTTTTCTCATGGAGATATGGAAAAAGCAAAAATTAGTGGAATTATGCAAAATGAAGCTAGAGAAATGTGGGGAAAAACTAAATATCACGAATGGCATTTAGGTCATTTGCATAGTGAACACGCCAAAGAGAAAGATGGTATTATAATTAGAAATATCAGTTCTATTACAGGAAGTGATGCTTGGCATATAGAATCTGGTTATATAGGAGCTATAAAGAAAGCACAAGCATTTATCTGGGACAAAGAGTATGGTTTAACAGATATTCTTAATTCTATAATTAAATAAACTATAAATAAAAACAATCAATTAAAAAATAAAATAAGCTGTAAAGCTTAATGAAAGGTAATATTATAAATGATAAATAAAAATAAAATAACATTCAATGGTTTAATAGAAATTATCGAAAATACTGTGGATGGTAAATCCGAGTGTAGTATAATCTGTGATTATAAATTAGCAAAAAGATTAGAAGATTTTTGTGTAAATACTTTTGTTTTTGATGAAATCGACGTTTCATATGGTTCAGAAAATGAAGATTATTTAGTTACAGTTGTGTATGGAGATAATAAATTATGTTATGATTCACAAACATTAAAAACTGAAAACGGTGTAATCAAGTCTAATAGAACTAAAAGCATATATTATATTTTTACAGAAATCTCACTTAGTGAAATAAAGGAAAGTTTACATACTGATTTAGATTATAGTTATCGTGCCTTAGAAGACATTTGTCCTTGTTGTGATGAATTTATTTCGGAATGTAATTGTAATTTTACTAAAGAGGAAGATTATTGTGTAATTTATAAACAAACATGTGATAATTGTGGTGAATGCAATATTGAAATTGATGATTCTGAATTAGAAGAAATTAGACTTATTATATCAACTGTTTCTGATATATTAGGAACTGATGGTTGTGAAACCTGTATCACAGATATAGTTACATGTTTATTTATAAAAGCTAAAGAAATTGGCAAGCAAGAAGCATCTTTAGATATTAAAGATTATATCGAAAATATGTATCAAAGTTAAGATAAAATATTAATTTATAATTATTAAAAGGAATGACTTAATATGACCGATAAAGAATTTCAAGAATATAAAGAGGAATTAAAAAATAAAAATTTTTGTGTTAAATGTTTAAAAGAATTAACTAATAATTCACTTGATAATTTTTGTGATGAAAATTGTTCAAAAAATTATTACGATGAGATTCGTAATGATGGATATTCAGTAGAAGATTATTTGGTTAATTAATTTATAATAGTTTATATCTCCCCTATCCCTTGTATTGCTAAGCGTCTGGTGAGAACCGCATAGAGAGCTTGCACTGTTGTATGGGGAGTTATTTTTATATTTATTAAGCCCATGAATATTACTATTCATGGGCTTTGCTATGTGTAAAAATAAACTTATGGAATAGAAGGAAGTGAAATAATGCATCCACAAAAAGGTAGACTAAAAAAACAAATTGTACCAAAAGTATCAGAGCCTACGTGTGCTTCGTGTGCTAAGATGAAAAAAGCTAAAGATTTTTATATTAGTTATAACCCAATACATTCTGTAACTGGAAGAATACCGTATTGTAAAGAATGTTTAAAAAAAATGATAAGTGATGATAAAGGTAATGTTATATTAGATAAGGTTAAAACAACATTAAAATTAATAGACAAACCTTTTTTATATAATATATGGAAAGTTTCTTTAGAGAGCGAATCGGATACTTTTGGTGATTATATGAAAAATTTAGCAATGGTTCAATACCGAAATCTTGGTTGGGTTAATTCAAAAATGTTGCCAGAAACAGAGTTAGAATTAAATTATAATAATATAAACAGTGGTTATCAAAATAACAGTTTAAATAAAGATATTAATACTTCATTAGAGAATTTTATTATATCAGATGAGATAGTTGATAAATGGGGATATGGATATTCCAAGGAGGAATATTATTTTTTTGAAAAAAAATGGAATCGTCTTATTAATAACTATGGTGAAAAAACATCATTTCATAGTGAAGGTCTAATAATATACATTAGATTCAGAGTAAAGGAGGAAATTGCTACTGCCAAGGGAGATGTAAAAGATGCAAAAGATTGGGCTGCTATGGCAAAAGATGCAGCAACATCAGCAAAAATAAATGTTTCGCAATTGTCAAAATCAGATATAAATGGTGGAGTAGAATTAATACCACAATTATTTGAAGCAGTAGAATCTGAAATAGGTATAATACCAACTTTACCAAAACTAAAAGAACAACCCTATGACGATGCTGATTTAATTATATGGTGTGTTGTTAATTATTTAAGAAGATTGGAGGATAAACCAAGGGTTGAATATAGAGATATATGGAATTTTTATGATGAAATGTTAGAAGAGCATTTTAAATCTCAAGGGCATTCAGAAAAAGAAATTGAATTAGAAAAACAAAAAAGAAATAATGTCTTTAGAGATTTAGGAAAAGTTTATAAAGAACCTATTTATGAAGAAGGTGATTTATAATGGCTGGATACGCTAATTTTGAATCAAAAAATAACAAACACACAAAGGATAGGTACGATATTTATGAACCTGCTTTTGAAAATCCTTTAAAAGCTTCGGATGCAAATTCTACAATTATAACGAGGAATATAAGTGAATTTACTGAATTATGTGCATTTTTAAAGTGGATGCCTGATATTTTTTGGGATATGTATAAGCCTGAGTCTGGTGGTTTAATTTTTGATTTACACCAAAGAGTAATGCTAAGATTATTAGCTAGATTCCAAGAAGATTATTTTTGTGCCCCTAGAGGTATTAGTAAAACATTGATACATATTATGAGTCAATATCATACAGCATGTTGTTTTCCAAATATAACTACATCTGTAACAGCTTCAACTAAAGAAAGTGCCGTTAAAATATGGAAAGATAAACATGATGAGATTTTAAGATTTTATCCTTCTTTTGCTGATAATATAAAATCTGCAAGTTTTACTAAAGATACAGGAAAAGTAGAATTTGTGAATGGAAGTATTGTTGATAGTCTTGCCAATTCACAAACATCTAAAGGACTTAGACGTAGACGCGGTGGGCTGGAAGAATCCGCCCTTATAGATAAAGAAACTTATGATGATGCTATAGAACCTATATTTAATATATCAAGGTCTACAATGACCGGAGAAATTGATCCAGAAGAATTAAATGGTCAAATTAATAGATATAGTACGTCTGGTTATAAAAACTCAGATGAATATGAAAAAATACTAAAAATGTATCAAGATATGCTAGAATTAAATGGTTCTTTTGTTTTTGGTTCTGATTGGTTTATTCCTGTGCATTTTGGCAGACAAAAAAAATCAGTAATTGATAAATCCAGAAAAAATAACTTAATAAGATTTAGACAAAATTATTTATGTGATTGGATTGGTGTTTCTGATGGAGGATTAATTAATATTAGCAAATTAATGAAAGCCAGAGTTTTAAAAGGGAAAGATATTGAACTCGAATGTCCAAGAGATAAAAAAGGAAATTTTGAATTAAATGAATATGTACTATGTATGGATGTTGCAAGAAGCTCATCTGAATCAAATAATAAATCTGCTATAGGAGTTTTAAAAATCATCAGAAATCAAAATAGTATGATTAGACAAATACAATTGGTAAATTTAATATCTCCACCAAATGGATTAAATTTTGAAGAACAGGCTATTTTAGTTAAAAGACTATTTTATAAATATGGTGGAAGTTTAAACATAAATATATCAAGAGTAAAAGCTATTGTACTTGATGCCAATACAATAGGTCAAGGTGTTCTTGAAGAGTTGTTAAAAGATAGTACCGATCCAGAAACAAATGAAGAATTGGGCTGTTTTGCATCAATTAATACGGATGACAAGCCAAAAGTGCCAAATGCACCGTTGTTAGTATACGGTTTAAAGGCACAGGGTATTAACGGTGATATTATAAGGTGTTTTATTAACTTTGTTGAATCTGGCAAATTAAAATTAATAAAACAATTTGAAGATGTTCAAGAAGATTTACAAAAAGATATTAATAAAATTGAACTTGAACAGTTTTGTTTAAATACACAATTTTTTATTGATGAAGTTTCAAATTTAAAATTAAAAAAAACACAAAACGCAATTACCGTAGAACAAGTTATAAAAAAAATTGACAAAGATAGATATTCTGCTATTGTTTATGGTTTGTATTATATTGCATTGTTTCTAGAAGGTACAGAAGAAGAAGAATATGATGATTCGGATGAAGTGATTTATTATTAATTTATAATTATTATAGAAAGTGAGGTGATTTTTTGTCGGATATAACAATCAAACAAAATGCTTTTGACCCTGAAACAGAACGTCAATATAATGAAATTGCTTCTGTTTTTGCCGAAGGTTTTGTAGCAAAGATTTATTCTGATGGCATAATTAAGAACATTAGTATGGAACAATTACAAAATTATCTCGCAAATCCAGATAATTATATAAACGAACTAGCTAATTTTGCTAATTATCAATATATAAGCAACGGTGAAGTTTTTCAATTATTTGATTTAGCTAAAGTTCTTCCAACATTAAATCACAAAATAGATGTTTATGAAAAAAGTAAGAACTACGAAAAGAATTTATCAAAGTGCAATAAAGTATTAAATACGGTTAAATTCAAACAATTAACTAGAGGTTTAATATCGCAATTGGTATCGACTGGTACGGTAACTGGAATATGGATTGGAGATGCTAAAAAGCCTTATTTATATGTTTTTGAAAATGTAAAGTATTTTTATCCTGATTATCGTTTATACGGCAATTGGGTGGTAAGTATGGATTTATCATATTTAAATTATCTTAATGAAGGACAAAGAAATGCATTTTTTAAAAACTTATATCCTTACATAACAAAATCTCAATATGAAGTATATTTAAAAGATAATACTAAAAATAAAGTTGAACTACCACAAGATAGAACTATTTGTTTAAGAACACACACATTAAAATTATCGCAGCCTTTTGGTATAAATTGGAGTACGACTGGTTTATATGATATTGAACATAAAAAAAAGTTAAAAGACTTAGAAAAGGCTATTGCAAATAAAATTATAAGTGCGGTAGCAGTTTTAACTATTGGTAGTGAAAAAACACCAGATTCAACAGGAAATCTAAAATTAAATAAAGATTTAAAAAAAAAGATTTATAGCGGTGTAAAAGCGGCATTGGAAAAAAATCAGAATCAAGGAGTAACTGTTGTTGGTATACCTGAGTTTGCTAATCTTGAGTTTCCAGATATGAAATCCGATGCATTACAACCAGAAAAATTTAATTCAATAAATAATGATATCACTTCTGCTTTTGGTACGTCTTCTGCTTTATTAAATGGTACAGGGGCAAATTTTGCTTCTGCAAAAATAAACTTAGAAATTTTTTATAAAAGATTGGGTGTATTACTGGAAGATATAGAAACAGAAGTTTTTGATAAATTATTTCAAATTATATTATCAAGCTCCGTAGCAAGTGATTTTAAATTAGTTTTTGACAAAGAACCCCCCATCTCTTTAAAAGACAAAATAGACTTTTTATTTAAACTACATTCTGAGGGTTTCGCAGTAAAGCCTATACTCGATTGTCTAAGTGGGGTTAGCTACGAGGAATATATAAGTCAATCTATATACGAATTGGAAACTATGAAATTACCAGAAAAGATTAAGCCATACCAAACTGCTTTTACAAACAACGGTTCTAATGGTGAAGCTGGAAATGTTGAAAACGATGGTTCTGATAATCCAAATACTATTGTAACAAAACAAAACGATGGTAACAAAATACCAGAAAGCTAGGTGGTGAAGTTATGATTAATTTAGAAGAAATATTAATATTAAAGCATACTTCACAAGTAGAAATTATTTTTAATGGTATAAAGTTTTATACAGATAAACAAGAAATACTTAACAAAAGTGAAGAAGAAATAAAAATATGGTATTTAAATGAGGTTTTAGGAATGGAGGTGGGATTTTGAACGATTTAAAAGGTTTGTGTAATTTACAATTAAACAATATCTCCTCTGTTGATAACGACCCATCTCTTTTAAAACTTACCTTTTCAATATTAGATTTTAATGTCAGTGGAAATAATCAAATAGTTAGTAAAGAATTAGCTATTGAAGCAGCTCCTAGTTTAAAATTAAAGCCACTAGTATGTCAATATAACGAAACTACTGATTATCAAAATCAAAATGACCATTTTGGTAGTCATGGCGTAATAAAAAAAAAGAACAGATATGGCAAAGATATAATTACAACCAATAGTATTGTAATAGGAACATCAAATGAAACAGGTGGATATTTAGGAACTATAAAAGATAATAATGGCAATGAAACAGAAGTTTTAATGTGTGATTTTTATTTATGGTTAGATAAATATCAAGATATTGCAAATCTCATAAATGAAATGTGGGAAGCAGGAATACCTTTAAAAAGTTCATGTGAATTTGTGTATAAAAATTATAAAGTTGAAAATGGAATAAGTTATATTTTATCTCCATTGATATTTTTGGCACATTGTATATTAAAATCAAACGAACATGATTTAGGTGTTATTGAACCAGCATATGATTCAAGCCAGTTAGTTTCATTTAATCAAAGATGGAATAAAGCTATTTCACAAGCTGTAGAAGAACAACAAAATTACAATCATAATTCTTTAAATAAGGATGTTGATATAAATATTTTACAGAAGGAGGAAAATACATTGAAGGAAAATTTATTTTTTAAATCACTTTGCGAATTATCACATGGCGATATTAGGTCTCAAATCATGACAGAACTTTCAAAAACAATGACAGCAGATGAGTTTAAGTATGTTTTTGTTTCTAATTGGACTATATATGATAATTATTTTGTATATGAAAATTATGAAGGTGATAAATATGTAACTTATAAAGTAAATTATAGTAAAACAGACACAGAAGTATCTATTGATTTAGCTAGTAAAGTAAAAGTTGAAAGAGATTTTATTTGGGTAGAAGTTAAAACAATGCAAACTTCGGTTAATGAGCTGAATGTAAAAATTGACGAGTTAACAACTCAGTTAAATACAGCAAATGAAACAATTACAACTATTAAAGATGAAAAACAAGCATTAGAAATAAAATATAATGAGTCAGCTAATACAATTGTAACACTTAATAGTAAGATTGATGAAATGCAACCTATTGTAGAAACTTACAACACTGAACAAATCAATAAAGCGATTAATGAAAAAAAAGAATATTATTCAACAAAATTTAAAGCTGTAAATGCAGTTGAGAAATTTGATTCAGAAGAAGTTCAAAATTTAATTGGTTTGTCTATTAATGACAACGAAGAAGGTAAAGACGCTATTTTGTCATTAAATTCTATACTTGTTGATTTAGTTGAATTAAAAATAGATTCTACAAAAAATCAAGAAATAAAAGAATTCTCTAGTAAACAAGAAAAATTAATTCCTATCAAAACTGATTTTGATAGTAGATATGGTTTTGGTAATTAAAAATTTAGAAAGGTAATGGTGAAAAATTATGGCAAGTAGAATAATGGATGCTTATACAACTAATGGAACACATGCTGTTGGTAATTTAAACTCTTGGAAAGTAAGAGTTGTTCCTTATGGTGCGAAAGTAGCTACTGCGGCAATTGATAATTTTACAATAGGAGAATTAGGTTTTAATGCCGATGGTGAAAGAATTGTAAAACAATTAGCTGATAAAGCTAATAAAGGTGTTTTAGTCGCAGCATCTGAAAGAAGATATATTGACGGAGAAACTATGGCTGATTTTTATAATGCTGTGGACGAACAGGTAAGAACAGTTATTCTAGACGAAGGTTTGAGATTTGAAAGTTCTGCTTATTCAAAAAACACAGGAGTTACAACTATGTCAAACGGAATGGTTGCACACTTCGATGTAGCTACAAAGAAATTTATAGTATCTGATTCTGGTACACCTCATGCAGACTACGCGACTTCTGTAAATCAATATGTCGTTGTTGCAACAGAAGATGAAACAGATACTATAGATGGTCAAAAAGTAGTTAGATTTGAGGTAATAAAATAATTTATAATTTGTTTTTAATTAACGGAAGGAGATTGATATTATGGCTGATATTAAAGCATTGAGTGGACTTTTTTCAAGAGTCTATAGTAATAAAATGATTGAAGATAAAGCTACTGGTTTATCTGATGAACAAGATATAAGAGAATATTGTACAAAAGTTTTTGGCGATGGGAGTGTAACTCCAGACCCATCTATGCTTCATCAATTTAACAACTTAGTTGTAAAATTGGCTGATGAAATTGCAAAGCCTATGGCTACAAATCTTTTAGGTTTATTCTCTAATTTTGAAACTTCACCAGTAGGTCAGATTTATGCTTATAAAACACCAACTAAATTTAAAGCAAAAGTTAAATGGGCAGCTAATGGGACTGGCGTTGATTTAGTAAGAATTGGTGGTATGAAAAAGGTTGTCGCTACACCTAATACATTCCAAACAGGTTTTTATTATGAACCAATTGATATTGTTCAAGATACTGTTGAATCGTTTAGATTTTTAGTAAATGATATTGCGGAAGCAAAAATTAGACTATATCTTGCACAGGTTCAAAAAGTAATTACCGCAGCAATTTCAGGTGGTACAATACCAGCAAAAAATGTATTGAGCGGAAGCGATTTAACTATTGCTAATTTTAATAAAACTGCTTCAATTATATCAAGAGTTGGCATGGGTGGAAAGCCAGTTTTTATTGGTGATACATTATTGATTGACTACTTTGCTCAACAACAAGTTTCTGATACAAATTTAAGTAAATTACTTACTGATGGAATTAAAGAAGAATTACTTTCTGCACTGAATATCACTTCTATTGGCAGAACAACCGCAGTTAATCTTGTAAATCCATTCACAGATGATACTAATAGTGCTGTTGAATTACCAGTAAATGAAGGATATTTTTTTAGTTCTGCGGTATCAAGTAAACCATTTACTATTGTTGAATATGGTGGAATGAAACAATTTACAGAGCAAGATCCAGAAGATGAAAGAATTAAAATTATGATCAAACAAGAAGCTGCTGTTGAATTAATTCATGGTAATGCTATTGGATATGTTAAAGAAACTAATGTGTCTAAGGTTGGTCTGTAATTAATTTATAATGTATGGAGGGTTGAAATATACCCTCTTTATTTACGGAGGACAATATGAAGGAATATAAAACAAAGGACTTCTATTTGTCTGCCTTACTTTTAAGTAATAATTTTAAACTTGTTGGTTCGGAAAGACATGATAGTAAAACTATATATTTTATTTTTAATAATCATGATGATAATTTATTAAAGCAATTATTATCTGATTTTATTAATATAAATGCTATTGTAAATGTAAAAAAATTTGTAATTGCTCAAAATGCAATAAGAACAGAATTGAATAAATATATAAATTAGAATTATGGAGGATTATTTTTTATGGAATCAGGAAAATTAATTAAAGTTGCTAGACACAGAAATTACCCATTTATTGTTAATTATAATTTAGATAATGGAACTAGACGTACATGGGAATGGTCTGGTAGTAAAAATGATAAAACTGATACAAAACAAATACCAGAAGAGGTAGTGCAACATTTAATAATGAATACAACTGCATTTTCAGATGGAGATTTAAAAATAATTGAAGACTCAGAAGAAGCAAAAGATATGGTCGATAACTTAGGCGAAGATTATAAGAACAATGCACATTCAAAAGAAGAGATATCAAAATTATTAACAGGTAATTTTAATAAAATGAAATCTGAAATCTCAAAAATCACAAATAAACAAGAGCTATCTTTTATTTGTGAAGTTGCAAAAGAAATAAAATTAGATAGCAACAGTAAATTAGCTTTTTTAGCTGAAATCATGAATGTGCCACAAGATATTTTATTTGATAATGAAGGAAATGATGATGACAAATAAGGTAGGTGGTTCTATTGACTTCATATGACATTATTTATGGTGAGTTTATAGAGAATTGCTCTACAGATGATATAAATTTACCAGATACAAATGAAAAAAAATATAATGCTATACATTCTGCAATTAAAAAATATAATACGAGACAAAATGATAGTTTAGAGTATAATGACTTGCTTGAAGAAGTCAATAGAGATTTAAAAGATGGAGAAATATTAATTTTATCACATTTTTTAAGACTATCTTTTTTAGAAAATCAGTTAATACATTTATCATCTACATACTCTCCATTTCAAAAAGAAATAGGTATAAAAAATTATCAAGAAGCGAGTAGAAATTTTAAAGAAATGATTCAAAGTGAAAAAAATACAATAGAGCAAATTATAATTTCTACAACAGATGATTATATGTAAGGTGGTGGTGTATTGAAGGATTATAGTAATTATCATACACAAAGTAAAGATAAAATCGCTCATGATGCAAATAAAATTTTTCAAATGCACTTAGACGGTGCAGAAGGTAAATTTGGTCTAATTGATGGTATTCAACATAGTTTTGTTTTACAAAAACATGTTAATCAAATGAGTGAATTTAAAGAGTCTAATAAAATTATGTGTAAATCAGAAGTAGATTTAAAAAGAGGTTCTATTGTTGAATGTGAGGGGCTTGTATATATAGCAATGTCAGATGTAAATGATAATAGTATATATAAAGATGCTGAAATTATAAAAACTAATAATACTTTACGTTTTTATAATGAAAATAAAAACTTATGTGAAGTGCCTTGTATATTCTCTAATATTAATATAGGAACAGGTAATAGTAAATTTATAAATTTGTCATTGGGTCATTATTTAATATTTATTTCAAGTGGATATATAAATAAAACAAAATTTGACTATAATTTAAGATTTATTTTAAATGATTCATCATACAAGGTAGAAGGTATTAGTAATTCAATTAATGGATTGTTAAAAATTGAATTGGTCGATGATGAATTTACAGATGATGATAATCGTGAACTTGGAATTGCTAATTATTATTCAAATCAGCCTATAGATATATCTACAGGAAACAATATAATAATTAATATTTTACCATTAAATACTTCTATTGTAATAAATAAAAGTATCTCATTTACTGCAAAAGTTTTAAATAATGGAATTGAAGACAGTACAAAATCAGTTATATGGAGTTTACGTAATTCTGATGAAAGCATAAATGTTTATGCTAACATTATACAAAATGGTAATAATTGCATTTTAACCGCAGGTTTAAATATTAATAAATTTATAAAATTAAAATGTACTCTCGATGAAGATAATCAAGTATATGTTGAGCGTGAAATAAGAATAACAAATGTATTTTAAAAAGGGGTGATTTTGATTGAATAGTTTAAAATTTGAACATATAGAATCTAATTTAGTAAAATTATTTACTTTATTACAGTCTAATCAAAACATCGCTAAATATGTTTATTATTTAGTAGATGACCCTTTATCTAAACCTGATGTAGTCGTAGATTTATATGAACAAGAAAATTATTTACTAACAATTTTTGATGAAGCAATACCTGAATCTGAAAAGGTTAGAATTTTTTTAAATCCTTATGTTGGTAGCTTTAAAAATTTAGGAATTGGAGACATATCTTATGAAATGGATATTGTTGTCCCAAAATCAAAATGGTTACTTAAAGGAATGGGGAAGCTTAGAGCCTTTTGTATAGCTAATGAATTTAATAAAATGGTAGATGGTAAACCAGTAGCTGGTATTGGCAATACAAGTATTGATAATTTTAAAGTGTTTAAAATTAATGCAATTTATTCTTGTTTATCTGTAATTATTAATACTAAAACTTCTACTTTAAAAGATGGTGTTTAAAATTGAATGATTTGCGTTATATACTAAATTTACCTATTGAAATTAATGGTATAGGAACTATCTATCCAATGACTATGAGAGAATATGCTATGCATTCACATTATTTTGATGTTTTATGCATAACTACATATCTATTACTACAACAAATAGATTTAAACGAAAAAGAAAAAAGAGAAGAAATTGAATGTAATGTCAAAAATTTTGATGTAATTTGTAACGAAAAAGAATTAATTAATTTATTGTTAGAATTATTGAAAATTTCTTTTAAACCTAAAAAAATCTTATATTGTCCAATACTTCAAAGAGTTTTAATTAATAATTATGTTATTTCAAGAGATAATTACGATTTTATAAGAAATCAAATTATAAAAGTAAATAACATACATTTACCAAAACAAGCTAAAACCAAGGAATTACAAGATTGGTTTAACAAAGCTTATAAAGTGAAAAATAGTCAAAATAAAAATTCTGGAGATATGGAAGATATTATTACAAGTATAATGGCTCTTACTGGATATAAAGTTGAAGATATATCTAATATGACCGTTTACCAAATTAATAAATTAATTGCAAGATTAAATAAAATTAGTGAATACAATACTAATATTCAATTTTTATGTGTTGGAGCAGAAAAAATTAAACTTGAGCATTGGAGTAATAAAATAAATGAAGAATTTGATAATATAACAACTGATTTTGATAGTTTCACTTCAACAATGAATTCTTATCAAAAACTGTAATACGAGGAGGAATTTAATATGTCTTTAATTGGCAGAAAATTACAAGTAATTGACACGATGGATATATTACTTGTAGATAAGACAACTGGTTCAACAATATTTAGTGGGTACACCACTAGAGCAGGTTTAGAGCAGAATGTAGAAAAAATAGATATTTTTGCTGGTATAGGTGGGGGAAAAATTACTCAGTTAAATACTAGAAAAACTATGATGCTTGATGTTTCAATGGCAGAATTTAATCTTGACGCATTGGCGTCTATCAATGGAGTGGCATTAGATACAATATCTACTGGTACATATTATATTAATAAAAGTTTTAATATTACCACTTTAACTGCAACCGTAACAGATGCCACAAGAATTTTAGCAGTAAGAAATCCAGATACAGGAGAATTTTTAAAAATAGTTTCTGGTGAACCTGCTAGTATAAGTGAAGTTAAAGTTGCGGGAACAGCATTAACATTTTATACTGGTTTTACACCAACAACATGTTTAGTCTCTTGTGCAGCTCCTGCTACTGCTGGAAAAGATAATTATACTATTATATTTAATGCAGCAAGTTTTCCTAAAAACTGTGAATTACTTTTAAATACTGTAGCATTCGATACAGATACACAAGAAATTGCTGCTGACTTATATATGAATTTTTACAAAGGTGCTATTGACCCTAATTTTAATTTAAGTTTTGAAGTAGGTAAAAATATTGAAACACCTTTAAAAGTAGAAGTACTCATACCAGATAAAATGCCAGATGGAACATTAAATACTACTAAAGAAATTGGTAAATTTGTTGTAACTGAGAGGTAATTATGAGAATAAAATGGATTGCTATTTATCCCAATCCTAATGAAATTTCAAGAAATAAATACTATGAGTATAAGCTTAAAAATGATGTTGCTCAAGTATTTGGGGATGGTTTAGTTTTAAACTATACTATTAGTCAATTAAAAGAATTTTTTGAATTAGAAGTTGGAAATTGGGAAGATGTTTTTAAAATAAAAAGCAGTAAGGAAATAAAAAAAAATGATTTTATATAGAGTAGATTAATAGATATAAAATAAAAATAAATCTACTCTACTCTTATTTTTTATTTAACTAATTAATAATTCAAATAAAATTAAGTTTCATCTAATTTTTTACAGAGTAGTTGTTTTTATAACTACTCTTTCTTATATGGGAAGAAACGTAAACAGGCTTTTAGTAGGTTCAAACCCTACTCTTCTCTTTCTTAGTTTATTCTAAAAATAAAATCTTTAAAAGGAAGTGTTTTTATTTCACAAATAATTTTAACTATAGATAATAAAACTATAGAAAAATATAACAAATTCTATTTTAAAAAATTTCCAAAAAGAAAAAAAGAACCTATCGAAGCACCTACTCACCCATCTATAAATAAGTGGATGATAATGAAAAGACCTATAATGAATGCTCTTAAACAAACATGGAAAGATTTTATTATCTGGTTTGTAGAAGAAAATGGATTAACAAATAAACAAATTGAAAAATGTGAAATGATGTTTATATCCTACTTCAAAACCAAAATCCGTAAAGACTGTGATAATACAGTGCCCAAATTTATTTTAGATGGTTTGGCAGATAGTGGATTAATAATTGATGATGATTCATTACATGTAACAAGTTTAACATTGAAATGTGATTATGATAAAGAAAATCCAAGAACTGAAATTTATATTTCACATTAATTTATAATTTTGAAAGGATAGATATTATGGCTAATAAAAAAATGAATTTAGGAAGTTTAAAAAAGATTGAAAGTAAACAATTTACTCAAAAGAAAATTATTGTAGGTGATTTTGAAGTATTAATAGATCAACAGTTTAAGAAAAGTAAGATACTTGCTTTGTTAAAAGAGTTTTTAGAAAAAGATGAATATACAAAGAAAAACAATATTAACATGGATGTTTTAAGTTACTTATTTATTTTATGTATAAAATATTTCACAGATATTGACATGGGGGAAACGTTTGAAGAACAAATATTTGCTGGGAATGTGTTGGTTGACATGGAATATATGGATATCATTTCAGAAGCTTTTGACGAGAACGAAATGAAAAAAATCGCAAAAACGTTTGAAGAATTTAGAGATAATGTCGAAAAGTTGGCTGAAGAAATGAAAAAAGAAAAAGAGTTGAAAAATTCAGAAGAATCGTAATTTTACTATTAGGATGTGATTAAATGGCTAAATATTATAAGTCAATAGAAGAATATCTTAAAGTTGCACAAAAATCAGTTGATAAGGCTTTAGAAAGTAAAGAAGTTGAACAACTTGCTAAAGAAACTATGTTTGCAAGTATCCATAACGTAGTTTATGCCTCTTATGAACCAAAAAATTATAAAAGACGTAGTGATAAGCCATTTCAATCTGCTTTTGGCACGGATGGTTTGGGAGACCCTAATAACATTATTAAATCACAAGCTAAAAATGGTGTAATAGAATTTACTAACGAAGCAAATTTTAAATTAGGTAGAGCAGGTGGAATGGATGCTAGTAAAAGTCTAGCGGAAAACATAATTGATGGTTATGGAGATGCTCCTTGGAGTATAGCGAGAGACTTTATTAGTGATGCTGAAGAACATGTGCCATATGACGAAATAGAAAATATTATTATAGAAGAGTTAAAGAAAGAAGGATTTTAGCTTATAATTTTAAATGAAATCTGAATTTTAATTTAATTTATAATTAGTTATTTATAGAGTAGAATAAAACTTCTGCTCTATTTTAGTTTTAAACAAAGGAAGTGATTAAATGGCAGAAAGAAGTAAAAGAATAGAAGTTTATGATGAAGAAAAAATTAAAAATATTAATCTAGAAACTAAAAAGTTATTAGAAAAATATAAAATGGATATGACAATAAGAGAGTTGTCAGAAACTACAATAAAATCATATATTTCTGACTTATACCAATGGTTTATTTACATTTATGACAAACAATTAAACCAATGTCCAACAGAATTTGAAGAAGATGATATTGTTGAGTTTTTTTATTTTTGTAAAACAGAAGGTAATAATTCAAGAAGAATGAAAAGAAGAATGTCTTCCGTGTCAGCATTTTATAAATTTTTGAGACGTAAAAAAATAATAAAAGAAAATCCTATGGAATTTTTTGAAAGACCAAAAAAGGATACCGATGTTGTAGTGCAAACATTTTTAACTCAAGAACAAGTTGATTTAATGAAACAAAAATTAATAGAGAACGGTGATAAACAACTTGAAGTTTATGCTTTATTGTCTTTATCTACTATGGCTAGAGTAAATGCAATTTCTAATATAACTTGGGAACAAATAGACTTAGAAGAAAGAGTTGTAGAAGATGTTTTAGAAAAAGAAGGTAAGACTGTAATATTATATTTTAGTTCAGAAGTAAAAGATAAATTAATAAAACTGAAAGAATATAGAGAAGTAAATAATATAGACGATAATGGATTTTTATTTATTACGGTATATGATAAAAAAATTAATAAAGCTGACAAAAGCACTTTACAAGCTTGGGCGAAGAAAATCGGCAATATGATAGGCGTTCCGACACTTCATGCACATGATTTTAGACACTCTGGTAGTCAATTATTAAAATTATCTGGAATGGCTATAGAGGAAATTTCTGACCTCTTAAATCACGAAGGATTAGATGTCACTAAAAAATTTTATTTGAGACAAGATAAAAAGAAAATGCAAAAATCTAAAGATAAATATGAAAATATTAAAATAACCTCTTGACAATTTTTCTTCCATATAATAGAATATATATAAAATTAATTAATATAATTAATCTTTTCATATGAATACATAATAATCAAAACATTTGTTCGATTATAACTAGTTAATCCAAAATAGTAATACATAACCTATTCCCTATTTTATTATTTTTGGAGGTAAAATCGAATGAGTGAATTTAAGATGTTTAAAAATATTTTATTGGAAGAGTGTAAAGAATCTGTAATATCATTAAACAAACAATATAATTCTGGTGCTATAAATTATAGTCAATATCAAGAACATATTCAATTAAAGCAAGAGCTTTTTGAAAAATACAATGATACAGAAGGATTAAATTTAATAATTAGATTTTAAGATATAGTCACTATAGAAGTTATGTACATATTACATAACTTCTATCTGATAATATTTAATGATTAATTTATAATATCAAATTATATTAAACTAAAAAACGAAATAGTTCTCTTTAATATTGGGATATAGTCTAATGGTAGGATGTCAAACTTTGACTTTGGCGGTGATTGTTCAAATCAATCTATCCCAGCCAATAATTCTAGTCATCAACACAAGCTGATTGACATTAGCTTAACAATCGAGTTTTAGAAATAGTGACTCTATTGAGTTTTTCGTAGTGTAAGGCAAACAAAAAACTAAAGATATAACGAATATAATGATAATTAAGGTGAACCATACCTATATTTCTATAATGGTGATAGATAGCATGAAACCTACCAAGGGTATTGCTAAATAAGTTGGAGAGAATATAATTCAGAAGACAGACAGAGGATTATATTTGATGGGCTGAGCTGTCAGTTCTTGAAGTAGATAGCGGTCTGTGAGTATTATTAGCTTTTGTAGTTGAAGTAAATAATGCAAAAATCACATTGGCTGAAATAGCACGAATAATTAATTGGAATTAGATTTCCCAACAAAGAATAAATAATCCTTATTTAGTAAGGGTAATATGGTAGTGACTATAGAATATAAGCAAAACTATAAATTTTCGTTAAAATTTGCATTTCATTGTGACATAATTAAACAAAAGAACAACCAACCGATTCGGTTGGCGTACAGTAGTATAACTATTAATTTAAAACCTTACCTGCCGCTAACAGGTAAGGTTTCCTTAGTTCTATTATATTTTTTATACAATATTCTAAATCAATAATAAAAGGTAAACATTCGGTTGCGTAAGCGACTGAACTAAATAAATGCTTTAAAAAGTAATTACCCATCAGTCGGCGAAACTAGTAAGGGTAATAGTAATTTATAATTATTCTAAAAAAGGATGGTAATTTCACATGAAAAAATCAGATTTGATAAAATTTTATAAACTTCTTTTAGAGTTAAAATCAAACAAAACATTTAATATTAAATTTGTCTATGCTATACAACGTAATTTACTAGCAATTCAACCAGAAATTAATTTATTAATTGAGATAGAAAAAACATTGGTTAATGACAGAGTTGTAGAATTTGAAAATAAACGTTTAGAAGTAGCTAAAGAATATGCTATAAAAGATGAAAATGGAAATATTGTTTATAATCAAGATGAAAATTCTTTTAATATTAATAATATCAATGAGTTTAATGAAAAAATAAATGAACTATCTAAAGATTATGGTGAAGACTTAATTGAACATGATAATAAAAGAAAAGAATATGAAGATATTTTGCAAGAAGAAATTCAAATTAATTTCTATAAAGTAGATTTTGAACAATTACCTGATTTTGGTATCTCAGCAGAAGATTTAAATACTTTAAGTGAAATGATTAATTTTATATAAAAAATATAGTTTAAACAATACAAGAAGGTTAGGTCTGCCCTACCTTCTTTTTTAATGTGAAAAATTAAAAGGAAGGTGAATAAAAATGGCAGATAAAGGTTTGCAAATAAGAGCTACGGTAAATACACCTGAAAATGCTAAAAGTATTGACGAGCAAATAATAGCTTTATCTAATAAAATTAAAAGTAAAATAAGTGTAAAATTAAATATTGATTCAAAAGATATTTCTTTTTTAACTACAGAAGTTAATAAATTAAAAAACCAAGTTTCTAAATCATTAAATGTTGAGATGAACACAATGTCGGTTAATTCAAATTTAAATAAAGTGTCACAAAAATTTGAAGCTATTGCAGGTCAATCACAAAAAATGACGGAGGAAATAACTGAATTCACTAATTCCGCTGGTCAAACAGTAAAAATTATTGATAAATTAGATACTGAAACTGGAAATGTTTCAAAGACCCTAACAACTGTTTCTGATAATTTTGAAAAGGCTAGAAAAGAAGCTGAAAAATTAGCTGAAGCTATGGCTAAAGTTAGAGAAAAATCTGAATTAAGTGCTACTAAAAGAGAATCTAATGTACAATTGGCAAATGCAAATGCTACTAATAAAGCTTTAGATGAACAATATAAAAAACGTCAAGATTATGTCGCCTTTTGGGAAAAGGCTTTAAAATCACAAGATATAAAAGCCGAAGCAAATTCTTTAAAAGAACAACAGAGGGCAAATAATTATATAACATGGTGGGAACGTGCTTTAAAACAAAGAGAAATTAAAGAAGAATCTTTATCATTAAAACAATCTAATTTAAATACTCAAAATCAATCTAAAATGTGGACAGAACGTAGCAAGGAAGCGGTTAAAGGACTAACTCAAGAAAATACTGAATTGAAAAAAATGAGAACGTATTATATTGAACTAGAAAAAAGTGCAAATAAATTAGTTAATTTACAAAGAACTATGTTTGGTACTGATGGAATAAAGGGCGAAATTGATTTATTTAAAACTCAACATAAGTCAACTTATAATAAAAACAAAGCCGCATTTGACGAATTTGAAAAAGGTTTAAGAGGATTGAGCATGAATTCTGATGACCTTGACAACAAAATGAAAAAAGCTACTATTACCATGTCTTTATTCAAGCAACAAGCAAAACAAAGTAGCAATGTTTTATCCAATGCTTTAGTTAATGCAGGAAAATTCTTGCGTTTTTATTTAGTTGGTGGTGCTTTAGTTTCGGTTGTAAATGTATTTAGAAATGGAATTGAAAATGTAAAAGACCTTGATGAAGCAATTACAAATATGAGCATAACAATGAATTTAACAACTTCAGATTTTGATAAGATGACGAGTTCTGCTCAAAAATTAGCTAAAGAATTAGGTTCATCAGTAAAAGACGTTCTACAAGCAGCAAAAACATTTGCAAATATGAATGAGTCTATTGATGCTATATTAGAAAAAACTAGAGCTAATATAATGCTAAGTAATTTATCTGGCAGTGGAATTGAACAAACAACAGATTCTATGCAAGGTATAAAAGAACAATTTGAATTACTTGAAAAAGACTCAATGAGAATAGCTGATACATTAACATTCATTAGTGCTAACTTGGCTATGGATTTTTCCAAAGGTATAAATGAAATTACAGATGGTATTAAAGTTTCTGGTAGTATGGCTAGAGAAGCAGGATTTGAATTAGAAAGATATGAATCAGTGATTGGTTCGGTTATTGAACGTACTAGGTTGGGAGGGTCAACTGTATCAAATGCAGCAAAAACTATTTTTGCTAGATTAGGTAGAGTTAATGACCCAGATTTAGCAAGTGATGAAGATATTTCTAAAACTGAAGAAGCTTATAGGTCTATAGGAATAGCGTTGAGAGACGTAAATGGACAATTTAGAGAAATACCAAAAGTTTTAGATGAGTTGAATGACAAATGGACAACATTAACCAGTACACAAAAATCATATATCGCCGAACAATCTGCGGGAGTAAGGCAAAAAAATATTTTTATAAATATGGTAGAATCTTGGACTAGAAGCACAGAACTATACACGCAAGCGTTGGATGCAAATGGATTTGCTACTGAACGTAATACTATATTTATGGAGTCAATACAGGGTAGGATAAAACAGTTTACTGCTACCTCAGAAATATTTTGGCAAGATTTTATTTCGACCGATTTAATAAAAAACTTCATCAGTGCATTAGATGGATTAGTGGGTATAATTGATACATTAGTTAATAATTCTTTTACTTCTTTTATATTAACAATAGGACTAACAACCACTGCGTTTCATTTTTTAAGTATAGGTCTAACCGCTTTAAAGGGGAGTTATATAGCAACATCGATAGGTGTTTTTGCATTAGATGTTGCAGAAAAGGGTTTAATTACAACTACAAAAGCATTAACGACTAGTTTACTTACTTCTCCTTTATTTTGGGTTACAGGTGCTACTGCTATCATATATGGAATTGTAACAGCAGTAGATTATTTAAATAAATCATTTGAAAGACAGAAAACTTTAGTTGATGAATTGACTACAGAATACACAGATTTAGATAATCAATTAAATGAATTAAAGGGAATAGAAAATCGAACAGAAGCTCAAGAATTATATTTGCAATTATTAGAAAAAGAATTAAAAACAAAGCAACAAATTTTAGCAATTGAAAAACAAAAACTTTTTGACAAAGAATTTTATGACAGGAAACTTTTCGATACTGATAAAGTTGTTTCTGAGGCTACAAAACCTTTAGGTGAATTTTCCGCAGAGCGTAATCGTTATTTGTATGCAACTGTTGAAGGCGGGAAAAATTTAAACTTATATGAGCAAACTGCAAATCGAATTAATTTATTAATTGATTTGCAAAAAAAGTATAATGATTTAGTAAAAAAATCTCAAATAGCAGAATTAAACGAAGAAGAAGCTAAAAGCTTTGAAGAATATGAAAATGCAATTAATTTGTTAGAAAATGCATTATCTAAAACTTCAATAAAAATTAAAGATTATAAAAATGATAATGTTGAGGTTGGAGTTTCAATAATTAACTTAGAAAAAAACATAGATTTATTGTTAAATATTATTGAAGATGTACCCAAAAAAAGTTCACTGTCTAAATTAGCTCAGCAAGAATTAATTTCTTTAGACTCGTTAAATGAAGAATATGAAAAATCAACTAAGGCAGCAGAGGAATATTCTAAAGCTATTGATACTATGCAATCATCTGTTTCAGAGATAAATTCAGTCATTGATAATATGAATGAAGGTACTGAATTATCTGGGAATCAAATTATTGATTTAATTCAAAAGTATCCTGAATTAATATCATCTTTAGAAAGAACTAAGAATGGATATAAAATTAACACAGATGCTTTAAAACAATTAAGAATTGCCCAAATAGATGAATTAAATATCGCTAAACAAGCAGCAATTGATAAAAAAGTAGCTGTATTAGAAAGTATATCTAAGATTGTAGAAGGTTATGGAATACAAATAAGGGCTATTAATTCTTTAGCAGATGCTGAATCTCAATTGTCAAAAAGTAAAATTGGCTTATATGGGTTAGATGTAAAAGATTTCAATTTAGAGGAAGGTTTATATCAAGAAAAGTCTTTAACTGAATATTGGGGTTTATCAGATGTTGGCAAAGAAACTTTATTGACAAAGGTTAATATTGCAAAAACTACTTTGGAGATAGGAAAACTTAAAGATGAGGCTAAAGCTTTAGCTAATATAACTTCAGATCCTAATTTCTTTACAACTTTTGATGAACCGAAAGACAACACAAAAGAGAAAAAACAACTTTCTCAATATTTCAATCAACTTGAAGAAATTGCACGTTTGGAGAACGAACTTTCAGTAATTCGTTCTAAATCTGAACTTAATGGAACAAGTTCTTCAAAAGAGCAATTAGCATTAATCGATAAAATTCAAGATAAAATGCATCAATTAAATAATGCTAGGCGAAAAGAAAAAGACTCAATTGAAAGGCAACTTAAAACTTTATCTCCTGCTTCTGAAAAATATGTTGAGTTAAAAGAAAGATTATCTGATTTAAACAAAGAGATTGAATCCGCATCGTTATCTTGGTTAGACTATGAAAAACAACAAAAAGACTTGATTAAGACGGCAGAAGAGGTAAAGCAAGAAGCATTTATAAAGATTGAAGAATTAGTAAAAAAAGCCATTGAAGATAGAAACGAACTTGAACGTAATGCACTTGATGATAAACTTGAACGTGATAAAGAAGATATTGAGTCTGAAAAGAAAAAATATGAATCTAGATATAATGTGGTTAAAAATGCACTTCAGCGAGAAAAAGAATTAATTGATAAAAACTTTGATGAAGCTAAATATAAAAAAGAGTTAGATGATAAAAATAAAGAACTGATAAAACTACAATTATCTTATGATAAAATAGCTTTAGCTAATGGAGGTTTAATTCTTAAAGACAAGATAAAATTAGAAGAAGAAATAGCTGAAAAACGTGAAGAAATAGCTGAATTTATTAAAGAGCATGAAATTTCAGTTCAAAAAGACGGTTTAGATGAACAATTGAGGATACTTGAAGATGAAAAGGATAGAGAAGAGAGAATAAGGGAAAACAAATTAGATAAGTTAGAGCGTGATTATAAAGCTGCATATTCTAAACTTGAAAAAGACACAGAAGAATATACAAAATCAATTGCTATTGAAACAACTAATATTTTAATGAGTTCTCAAAGTAATATTCTTAATTTTCTTATCAGTAATCTAAACGACTATAAAAATGCTGGGGCTTCCCAAGCACAAGCATATATAAATGGATACAAAGAAGTTCTTAATAACGCTGGTATTTCTAATTCATCTAATTTATACGCTAATGATAAAACTAAAGTTTCTAAATTAGTATATGATAGTGTCGCTGAAATTGTAAACCAAAAGGGTATTTATGTATCGGCTAAATCTAATAACGATAAACAAACAATGGATAAAGCAGTTAACACCGCAAAACCATTATATAATAATTTATCTAGCGATATGGCTAAATCTTTAAGTGCAATGGGTTTAGCTGATGCACAGAATTTTTTAAGAGGGCTAGTTAGTTATGATACAGGTGGAGTAATTGTAAACGCACATGAAAAAGAAAGAGTTCTTACCCCAAAACAAAATATTAATTTTGAAAAACTTATTAATTTACTTGACAGCAAATGGATTAATCCAATTCTCCCTAATTTTCAAAGTTATTTGCCAAAAATAATTCCTAACAATAGTACCGCAGTTGGTGGAAATATTACTGTAGGTAAAATTGAGGTATCTGTAAAAGAATTGATAAAAGATTCTGATTTTGTTGGCTTAGCTAACAAGATAGAAGAAAAATTACTCGGAATTAATAAATTTAGAACTCCTTCTATGGTTCAAAGATATTAGCTTCAAACAAAAGGTGCTTTATAATGAAGTACCTTTTGTATTACTTATAAAAAGGCGGTGAAATAATGTTAGCAGTTTATAGTTATCAAAATCAAATTGTAGCTCATTTGAGCATGAATGAAGGTAATTTAAATGATAATATGATAAATGGTTTAGCCTATGGAATTGAATTAAAACGAAGTTTAGACGATTTAGATAGGTTAAATTTTCGTGTACCAATGTATATTTATGTGGATGGTGTGGAAGAGTTAAATTGGAGAGTGGATTATCTTAATAATGAAACCAAAATAAGATTGTCATATCAAAATTACGATGAATATTTTCTTATTAAAAATATTGAAGAATTACATGATAATAATGGATTATTTTATAATGTTGAATGTGTACATTTTTCAGAAATACTAAATAAAAAAGGAATAAATAAATATGTAGAGCTTACTGGAACTGCTTTAGAATTAGTTACAGAAGTGGTTAGTGGTAGTGGTTGGGAAGTTGGTACTGTCGATGTTTTTGAAAATAATTCAATTGAAAAAATAAGACATTATGAAAAAGATAACTCTTCCACAATGGAAATGCTATATGACTTACAAGAAATATTTGAAGGATTTTTGATTTTTGATAGCATTAATAAACAAGTTAGTTTTAAAAATAATGTTGGCAGTAATAATGGTGTTGTTTTTAGATATAAAAAAAATATTGAAAATATTTCAAGAAAATTTAACACTGACAGTATTGTGACAAGATTATATTTAACTGGCGGAAGTGTAAATGACAATATTATTACCATAGCAAATATCAACCCAACAGGTGCTATGTATATAGATGACTTTAGTTATTTTGAAAATTTATTAACGGAACAACAGGTTATAAGTATAAAACAATATAATACTAATATAACAAATATTAATTCTAATATTTCTGGAACATTATTGAGTATACACAATACTACAAACAATAAAAATATTGATAAAAATTCACTTGAGACTAAAATCATAGTTAATTCAAGTAAACAACAGTTAAAAAATGAAACAGATTTAAAAATTGTAATAGAAAAAGATTTAACTGAATTATCTAATTTACAAGCTTTATCTTCGAGTTTAGGTAATGAAATAAGTGTTTTAAATAGTGAAATAAGTGCTTTGAATAATAATATCAGTGGTTATGATATTACATTATCAAATCTAAATAATAATTTAAACACCTATAAAGAACAAAAAATAAATATTGAGAATAGTTTTGCTGATTCATTTAAAGATTATATTAGAGAAGGACATTATAAACATAATTCATATATAGATTCACAAGCCTTATATGATGATGCGGTAGGTATTTTATCTAAAAATTCAAAACCAAAAGTAGAATACAATATTAACATAGTTGATTTATCGGTTCTCACTGGATATGAATTGGAAAAATTTGATTTAGGAGATATTGTTGGAGTAATAGACGAAAAATTAAGGATAGGCATTGAGTCACCTGAACCAGTAAGGATACGAGAAGTAGTAAAAAATATAAGTGACCCAAGAAAAAACAGTGTAGTTATTTCTACTTTTAGAGGTAAATTTGATGATGAATATAATAGAATTGTAAAATCAGCAGAAGTAGTTAAAAATCAAAAAGATTATTATGAACGAGCATTAATTGGTTTAGACGCAAATGGTAGACCAAAATTTGATATTTTACAAGCAACTTTTGATAATAATAAATTTACAGTAGTTAATGGAACTAATAATACAGTTACATTTAATGATTACGGAGTTACAGCAAAAGACAATATTGATAGTAATAAATTTACTAGGATGAATTCTGGTGGTATTTTTGTGACAGAAGATGGAGGATTGTCTTATGAAGTTGGATTATCCTCAAAAGGTATATCTGCTACTATGATTACCTCTGGTGTATTAAATACAAAAGTACTACAAATATGGAATTCAGAGCAACCAAAATTCTTTTGGGATGAAAAGGGGTTATTCTCTTTCGGTGATAATGATGACCAGTGGTTAAGGTTAAATTACAAAGGTTTATATGGAACTACTAAGACTGGAGTAATTAAAACCTCAATTAATGAGTCAGATTTTAACTTAATCTTAAATTGGGATAAGTTACAAATAACTAGAAGTGACAATAAAGTAAGAAATATTTTCAGTGTAACAGATGGTATTAAAATACAAGCAGGAGATGGTAGTGGAACTGTTTGGACTGATAAGTTTTATGCTGATAGCAATGGTGTTTTAAATGCTGAAGAACTTGTAACTAATAAACTTAAAATTAAAAATGGAGCAGATACGTTAATTGATGCGGACACTTTAACTATTGATTTTAGTAAATTTACTACAAAACTAGGTCAGATAACTACTGCTAATATAGAAAATTTGATTGTTGGTACTAATGTAACAATGGGTGCTAATGCCACTATTAGTTGGAGTAATGTAACTAATCAACCATCTATACCTGTGTTGCCAAGTTATATAAATTCTACATATATAGGGGCAACAACTATTTATAGTCCTAGTATTGTTGGAGGTAGCATAACTTCTAATACTACAATTAATGTAGGTACTGATGCTATAATTGGTAATAATTTATACATTGGGAACACAAGTGAGACAGTACCTACCTCTAAGTCTATATTATTTAATTCAAAAAATGGAGTTAATTGTGGAGTACATCAACTTTCGGGAGATGGTTCTTTAGATTTAGATAGTTTTGCCAGTATATTCATTACTACTCCAACAGATGATACAAGTCATTTTATTCAATTAATATCAGGAAAGGTAATGTTACCAGAAAATACATATTGCGGGGGCAGTGGCTCTGATTATTTGGTTGCAAGAATGACTGATCTTCAAAATGTTGTATTAAGATTCGCTTAAATAACTTATAGCTTCATTATACTCAGTATAGTTTATAAAATAATTTTCATTAAAATAATGTAATTTTATATTAATTGAGTTTTTTGAATTACCAATTTGAAATAATATGGCAGATTCAGTTTTTATATTCCATGATATTAAATATTTCTTTTTTCCATCCATTAAATAATTTTGAACATTTTCAATAGTTAAATATAGTTCTTCATTTATTAGAACTGGATTTAAATCTATTTTTTTCGTTGAACGTTCAGTTTGAAAGTTTTCATCTTCACTCACAGGAGTTGGAATAACAGTAGACACATTTACATCATCTTTAGTTTTATCTTTTTGTTCATCATGCAAAACCTCATTATTATTAACATTCTCTTTTTGACTATCCCAACTTTTTAAATCTACCCTTTTAGCTTCACCATCCCATTCTATAGGAATATTAAGTGTTTCACAAAATAGTCTCAGTGGAATATAGGTAGTACCTCCATAGGTGAATAGCGGGGTTTTTTTACTTTCTATCAACTCGTTATTTACATATATAGGGTAATCAATTTTATAGCATATATATTCTTCAATAACTGCTTTTATTGGTAATCCCCCAAAAACTACACCGCCTATTATTACGCCGATAATTAATTGTTTATATTTCTTTAATTGTTTTAACATAAATTTTCACTCCTTAATATAATTGTAAATTATTATTATAACTACAATATTTATATTATAATTATAATACCATTGTATTATTTTGTCAACAAGTATACTATTATTTTATAATTATTTTTAATTTACTTGTTGACAAAATAAAATATTTATGATATGCTTAAATTAATTTATAATTATTTTTTAAAAAGTGTTGACAATTCATTTTCTACATATTATAATTGAAATAGAATTGTGGATATTATTTTTTTATATTCATAAGTTACTATTAATTTATAATTAGGAAGGATAATGATATGATTAAAGAAAGTGAATTAATTGAAAACAAAGAGGTAAGAGAAAATTATATTAGTAGAATCGATGTTTTAGAAAAGGTAAAGCAGTTATTATTACTTCCAGATGTAAATATGGCTACTACACAACAAGTTGCAGATTTTTATGATGTTGATATCGAAGCTATAAAATATCATATAAAAAACAATAGAGATGAATTAGAGTTAGATGGATATATGGTTTGGAAAGCTAGTGATTTTAAAACTAATAATATGTCAGAATTAAAAATTATAGTCAATCGTGGTAGTTTTGAAGTTGAATTTACAAATGGTCAAAAAGAAACATTTGCTCCAAGAGGCGTAGGATTATTTCCCAGAAAAGCAATTCTTCGTATTGGCATACTACTTAGAGATTCGGAAATAGCTAGTAAAGTGCGAGAAAAATTGTCAAACTATCCATATTTATATAATTATTTTTTATTTTCAACGAAACTTTCATTTAAAAAACATGAAAATAATTTATACGCATATTTATATTATTCATTTGGAAAAGAGAATATTAAGAGACAAGTTAAATGTAAAAATTATCTTATAGATTTTGTATTATATGAAAAAATAGCAATAGAATGCGACGAAAATGGACATAGTGGATATAATTTTCAAGAAGAATTGATTAGAGAAAATTGTATAAAAAACAAAGGATATATATTAATAAGATATAATCCGCATAAACAAAAACCATATGAACTAATTAAAAATATTTCAATTAATATGTAATTATAATATAATTTATTAAAAGTATTTGGATTGACATTATAGACTTGATATAAATGATTAGAATGGATTCGGAAACAGTTATTAAAAAAGATATATTAAGCAAGAAAGTATTTTAAAAGCCAGTTAGAATTAAGTTATAATGTTTTAACATTCCTAATGCATAATTGCAAAATACATATCATCATAGTATAATATAATAGTAAATTAGGAGTGTGTGAATATGGCTATTAAAAACAATTTAAAGGAAATATTAATGAAAAGAAATATTAAACAAATAGATTTAGTTGATTATTTAAATGTAACAAAAGGTACTGTTTCAAATATTATTAACAATAAATTTGAACCATCTGCAAAAATTATGTTTGATATATCAAACTATTTAAAATTACCAATAGAAGATATTTTTTATGATGAAGAAACTACTTGTATATTTTTAGACGACAATTATATTAAAGATAACAAAGATAAAAAGGCATATAGACTAAGTTTAATATATTTTGAAGATATTGATATTGATAAAAAGGTTATCAAAGAAAAATTTGAAAATAATAAATATTTAAAAAGTGTTGTTTTGAAAATTGAAGAAATTGAATAGTTTTGAATAATTATATTTGTATTTATATATTAAATTAGTATTGACACATTAAACTTTATCCTATATAATATTAAACATAAAGTAGCTACTTAAAATAATATTATATAAGATGGTGTTTTAAAATGTATAAACAAATAAGTCAGAAAGAATTTGAACTAAGAACTGAAAAATTAGAAAACAGAAGAGCAACATTAAAGTTAAACAGTATATTTTCATTAGACTGTTGTATTGATGATTTTCAATTTGACAATAATGAAGATAGCTATGAATTTTCTTGTGAATCTTTTTCGTGTTGTATTGAGAAAGATTATATATCTTCTCTATCATCTAGTGAGTATCTATATGATGATGAAGAACAAATTAAAATAAGTTTACTTGGCGATACAGAAATAATAATTTATTGTGATTGTTTACAATAAATCAAATTTTTTTAAAAAATAATATATTTCACAATTCTGTAAGCAAGATTATTGTTAATTATTATCATCAAAACAAAGAGATTCAAGAAAGTCAACAACAAGCTTCAGCAACAATATAACAAAATCAAAATTCACACAACATAAATAAAGACTAGACTGTTTTGGGGAGTTTAGTCTTTATTTATGAAGATATATGTCATAAAAATGTTATAATTCATTATACAATATATGTTTGTTTATTTCAATACTTCCCTCTACATTTATTTACAATATTAGATTATTTGTGATATAATATTGTGAATGAGTTGATTTAGTGGGAGGAAGAAAAGAAGTTGGACAAGAATAAATTTGTAGAAGTCGGCGATTTAAAACAAGAATTTATTGATTTAATGAATATAAATGTAGAAGAACAAAAAGTATATAGGTCAAAAGGTTTAATTGTTCATCTAATGAAACAAAAGCATTATAATTGTATAAAACATATTGATAAAATATCCGATATTGTATCTGAGCCTGATTATATAGGCATTAATCCGAATGAAAATGGTATAACTGTAGAATTAATAAAAATTATTGACAAAAATATTTTAGTTGGTATAAAATTAAATACAGATGAGAATTATTTATATGTATCTACAATGCATGATGTTCAAGAATCAAAAATTCAAAGAAGATTGCATAGTGGTCGAATAAAAAAAATTGACAACATAAACAATAAGTAGTATAATAAATATATAAATTAAATATACTAATAATGGATTGTTTAGGTCGGAAATGGTTCCCGACACACTTGAAAGAGTACCTGAGATGATGGATACACCGCCCATCCAATAATCCAACGATATATAGACTTCTCTTTATGAGAAGTCTTTCGTTTTTGTAAAAATATTAATAGACATTTAGATTAATTTCTAAGTGTCTTTTTTGTTGTGAAAAATTATTTAGAATCACCTGAGAGATTAGTGGGTGTTTTATTATTAATAATTTAATTTATAATTAATTAATAATTTAAGGCGGTGATAAAATGGCAAGTACATCGTTATATAATCCTTCTTACACTTCTTGTAGTTGGACAATTTCAGGATTAGGAAATCCTTTTAATTCATCAAATTATATAAAAGTTGGAGTTACTAAATATTCTTTTTCTAATGGTGCTTCTTCTATAAGTGGTATAGTTGGGTATGTAAATGCCCCTTCTAGCGGGACAAGTACAAGTGTAAGTGGTACAGCTAGTGGATTAACATATAATGCGACTCAAACATTGTATGGTTTTGCTCAAACTCCTAGCGGAGGATATTATAATGCTGGCAGTGCTTCTATTACAACAATACCATATCCTATACCTTCCACTCCTTCTGCTCCATTAGTATCTTCAAGAGGTGAAGGGAGTTTAAATGTATATTGGGGAAGCGTAAGTTATGCTGATTATTATACATTGAGATATAGACATTATAGCGGAGTATATAGCTACAGAACTGTATATGGAACAAGTTATAATCTTACTGGTTTGGAATATGGGGTTACATATTTTCTTTCTGTGAGTGCTAGTAATTCAAGTGGAACATCTAGTTATTCAACAGAAAATGGTGTAACAACATTACCTCAGACTCCTAGCATTTCACAAGGAACAGTTACGAGCAACAGTATACAAATTAATATAGGTAATGTTTCTGGTAGTTCATCTTACATTAGAGTTTATAAGTATACCTCTGGTGGAAGTTTATTGGGCTATTTAGATGGATATGAAAATAGTAGTGTAACCTTCACTGGATTAACATCTGGAACAACATATAAATTTAATGCAAAAAATATGTTTGTAATTAGTGGTTCAACTTTAGAGAGCTACTATTATTCAAATGAATTAACCGTAACTGTAAGTGCAAGACCTTCTAACTGGTCATGGAGTTTTACAATTTCTTCTGGAAGTCCAATATATAATACAGTGTATTCTGGAGGAACATTTTATGCTTATATAATGACAGCGAGTGAATGGAATAGTTTTACATCAAGAATAAACCAATTTAGGACATATAAAGGATTATCTTATTATTGGTTTACGACTGCTACAAGTGGAGAAATAATCACAAATACATTAGACATGTATGTAAATCAAGCTATAACTGCTATTAATCAGATGGGTTTTAGTCAGAGTGCAGTGTCTGCAGGACAGAGTGTGAGTGCAAGTGTTTTTATAACAATGAAAAATAACTTAAATTCAATTGTGTAATATAGATTAATTTATAATTATATAATATTTTATATTTTAAAAGAGAGGTGATGCTATGGCTGAAATTTTTGATGGATTAGAAAGTTTTTCTTTAGAAGATTCAAATGGTAATAACGTTTATTTTGGTGACTTAGGTTTATATATAGGAGGAACGCAAACTGGTCTTCGTTCTGAAGATTTTTTACCAAATTCAGAAGATTATGTGCAATCAGTAATAGGAAACGATAAAACTTATTATTTTGGAAGTGCTTTACGAGAACGAAATATTCAAATACCTTGTTTTTCTGCTAAAGTAAATGAAATAGAAAGAAGAAATATACAAAACAATTTATTTACTAAAACACCTAAAAAATTAATTTTAGATAGAAGAAAATATAGATACTTATGGGTTAAATTAAGCCCTAAAGAAGTTAATTGGGATTTCATTTGGGATGGGGATTATTATAATACTTTTGAGACTATAGATTTTATCGCTTACAATCCTCTTTATTATAGTTATTATACTGCTATGGATTACGAATTAGATAGTAGTAAAGTTTATAGTGAAAATTCAATTTTTTATAATAACGATATATTATTATCTGATATACCAAGTACTATTCATAACAACATTTCTACTAGTCCTTATAATTTTGAATTATATAATCATGGGAATTATGAAAGTAAAATTATAATTGGTTTAGAAGGAACAGGTACAAATATTACTGTGATTAACAATACTAATGGTGAGAGTTTTACTATTTCTTCTTTGAGTTCTGAAAATATACTAATTAATGGAGAAATGGGGCAGATAAGTGATAGTCAAATTTCTAATGGTATTATTTCTACACCAACTATTTTAAAAACAAGTAAGTTTTCAGGTGATTTCATAAACCTTAATTCTGGCATTAATAATTTCACTATAACTGGAAATGGATTATCACTTAATGCAAAATTTCTTTATAGATACACTTACATATAATTGAATGAAAGGATGGTAATATATGGTAATATTAGACCAACCAAAAATTTTTGATATAAATTTAGATATTAATTCTTCAGTAATTAAAAATTATAAAATCCAGCTTGTTTCAAACGATATAGATACATATGCATTCAACATATTCCTCTATAACGGACAAGCATTACAAGACTTGTCTACAGTAGACCACGCACTAATATTTTTCAAACGTCCTAATAACACAGTAATTCAAGATTCAATTACAATATCTGATGCAATCAATGGTAAACTTACATATACATTTGAAAACAACAGTGCAACGCAATATGCTGGTACAGTATACGCTGAAATAGAGTTCTATAATGCAGATAATACCGCAATAATGACAAGTAGCAAGTTTTCATTTGAAGTAAGAGAAAGTATTAACAATGATAGTGCTGTACAGTCAAGTAGTGAATATCCT